TACTCGATAGCCCTCGAGTGTGATCGTGTTCAACCAATCGCTGACAGTCCTGTCGACATTGCTCAGAGTGATATTGACCGAGTTAAACTTTTCGGTCATATACCGGCTGATGTCGCTCCGGCTGATGGCCTGCTGCTCATACTCCCAGCCGTACCAGACCAATCCAGTTGACGCGAAACGACGCTCAGCATTGGCGGGAATCAGATCGGTTACTGATGGCGGATAAAACTCGAAGAGGTCGACCGGGGCCAAGTCTCGATCTGATGCACGAAGGATCTGATATAGTGTCGGTGATACTGTCTGCATAATGTCACTCTATCACACGGCTTGTTGAATAATCGTTGCCTGCCTCGACTGCGACCAGTAACGAGTGTGCGGCCCGCGAGTATAAGAGGCATATCGGCAATTCAACACGACCTCATCGGTATGCGGTACCGTCATTGAAAACTTGATGCCACCGCTGGTCGAGTCATAATGCTGATCAAGCAGGGCCGCCTGTTCGGCCGATAATCCATCCCATTCAACCTCAAACATCCTGACAGGTGACGTCAATCGCGTGTTGCTGACGCTGACCTGACTGGCAAATCGTTGTGAATACTCGCGCCAATCCGTGACAGTCTCCTGGAAGCGTACCGGAATGGGAGCATTAGCCAATGGTGGCTGTGGCAAAGCAGACGGCGAAGGAAATATCCACGGTGCAGAGCATCCAGATCCAAACGATGGCCCCGGCGCGATCTCACCCGTTCCGACGCCCACACTCGGCCCAGTGATAATCTGGCTCATCACCTCCATGTCATAACAAGCCAAGGCAACACACGCTTCGATTGGATAGACAGGTGGCGTCAGTGATCGATAAATCACGCGATCGCCGATGTGATAGCACAGTACGCCGCCCAGGTTGCGGATTGCGACCATTTGCCCATTGGATAGCCAGATCCCGTCTACCCAGTATTTCGGTGTCGATGACCCTTCGTAAATATAAACCGAGTTTGCCGGATGAGGTGGTGTGCCTGTCGACCAAGTTTCTGTGGTGATATAGATACAATGCGACCAGTTAACAAAATTCAGCACAGAATCAATAAAAGCCACGTCAGCAGAGCATAAACCCAGATACGCTCGACCGTTCGGCATACGCCCGCCCAGCTCAAATGTGATCTCCCAGTCTTCGTCTGCTAAAGTTGCGAAACCGTTCAGGGTAGTGGCTACAGCTGTCCCCATGGACATCGCGTTAGGCGCACAAGCATCTGCGCCCGTGTTTGCGTTCATCACAGTGGAGCCGCTGATCATCGTATTCTGATAGTTGATCCAGGTAGGATTATTGATCGCCATTATGCCAACGCCTCCAATATGACCGACGCCCCATTGCTCCACGCCTTCTCTCGTGCCGGTAGGGTCATAGAAACGTACCGTACTCCCGTATAAGTGACCTGATCGCGACGATGGTAAAAGTTGAACGTGCTCGATCGGCCGCGCATCGCGTTGTAATGGTTGCGCAGTTGCGTGATCTCAGCAGCACTCAGGCCCTCATATTCGAGCACCCAGCGACGAGCTCCGCAGGGCTGCACGTTGACCGCCAAGCCACCATCTTCGAACTCGTACTGCGTAACACCGTAATCAATTGGCTGGTCCATTAAACGGGCGATATATGGCCCTGAGAATAGCGTGCCGTCAGGGTACGGGATAGAAAGTCCCGGATAGCCAAACTGCACCGTTACCGGGATACCCTGCGGCTCAATCGTGCGCGTCACTGCTGTGATAGAAGGCTGGCCAAACGTGACATTGACGCCCAACCCGTTGAGTTGCACGATGCGCCCGCGGCCAACAACAGGCTCACCAAACGTCACGTTGACCGGCAGACCTGTTGGCTGAATGACCGGCAAGCGGGGAGTGCCGAAAACAACGCTGACTGGTAAACCATTTAACTGCACAATTGGAATGCGCGGTTGACCAAACGTGACCGCGACCGTGAATCCATTCAGATTGACGGTCTGCGCAGATCCACGAAGAGCAGGCTGGCCAAACTCGACCGTCACCGGCAATCCGTTTAGCTTCACGACAGGATTGGTGCCCACAAGCGTAGGCTGGCCAAAGGTTGCCGTGACTGCCAGGCCGTTGGGGAGAATCGCTCGAGCATATGTTACCTCGAGCAGGAGCGGCAGGTCGTTTGTGTTCTCCGCTGACGCAAACGTCGCGTAACTGGCCGTGGTGGGAGAAGTGCCTGATGCGTCGCGACTGTGACGACCTACTAGAGGCAGATATTGAGTTGCTCGGCTTTGGATATACGCGCGACCGGTTGCGCCAAAAGTCAACGTGCGGTAATCAATAGGCGTGATAGGTCCAATAGACGAAAACTGAACGTTGATTAAACGATCCGACGTATTTTGAGATGTCGTGCTTGTCCAATCCGAATATTGTAAATCAGTACTGCTATTCGACATCGAAGCCGGGTATATCTCAAAGTTAAACCCACTAGTTTGAAACTGCGCGATTGGTGCAATCTTAAGCGTTGCCACTGTCACCACGTTGTTGACCGGCATGCTCGCCAAGTTAAACTTGGCAAACATCCGATGCACGGTAAACGCAGGGCTGGTGCCGTATTTGCTATTTTCAACGATCAGCTGTGAGTCCAGCGTGGCATAAAGCAGATCACCAGATCCATTTCGCGCGTCACTGTAAAGGTTCGCATCTGACCGAATTGTCCCATCAAAATTCTGAACAGACAGATTTGAATCGCCGGTGTAGACCGTGAGCTGGTCAAAACCGAATGACAGCTCCGGCACCCATCGATCTGCGACCAACTCATCCCACCAGTGCATCAACCACCAGAGCGGCTTCAGAGCGTTGTAAAGCTGCTGGCTATGCCGTGGGTAGGTGAAGAAGGTTGCGATTGACTGGCGGTCATCCTGGCGAAAATGCGCGGCATCTGGCGTAATCAATTCAAGGGGTAGGGGATGCTTGAACTTGAACACACGCCGAGCGAGTCGCCCAATGATCGGCGCATTGCAGACCCACAACAGCTTGGCTTGATGTCGTTCAAACCAAGCTGGGTCGAAGGCTTGCCAGTGTCGCGTTGGTTGCGTCATTAAACCAGCCGGAAGATTTTGTTGGTGCCGTTGTCGAAGCTCACTGTGATATCTCCGCCGTTGGGCGTGATCGGTAGACCGGTCGACGCGGAATCAATCACCGCGATCAGCGGCGAGTTGCTGGCCGTGCCGGTGTCTTTGTACAGCACAAGCTGCGTCACCTGCGCTCCGGTCACGGCTGTAAAAGTCACATCGGCCGCATCGAACGTGCCGCCAGTAACGGTTTTGCTCCCAAGCGTCTGCGGAGTGCCAACCACATTGGTTCCCAAGGCCGTGTAATACTGATCACCATTTGTGGCCGTGTTGCGGCTGTATCCAGCACCCACCAGCGCAATCTTGATCGTGTCGGTGTCAAAGTCGATTGATGGCGACTGGCTGAGCAAGCTCTGCTTTGCGAGTCCGTACATCTCTGATGCCATATTAAAATTCTCCTAAAAGATCTCTTCGAAGCACGGAACGCGCTTCACCATTTGATCGATAATCCTGCACAAATTTGCTGACCATCACTCCAGGCTCAGTCTCAGCCCGGATTATAATCACCTGCGGCTCATTGCTGCGCCGTCCTCCCTGCTCGACCACGGCCGACCCTGCTTGGCGATCCTGGCCGAGGAATATCGTGCCATTCTGACCGCCACCACCGCCACCGATCGCCGCGAGTCCTACCGATGCCGCAGCCGCTACTCCAGCCACGACGCCATAGAACTTGGCCGCGGTGAAATGCTGCGCCGCTGCAACAAAGTCCATTCGTGCATTGGCCGCAAAACCTTCTGCCAACTCAAAGATCGCTTTCACTGCGGCTTGTGCTGTAACTGCGCTGATGATTTGCGCGGCCAGTGCCTTAAATGCTTGGCCACCAATTCGTCCGGTCAAAATAAAGTTGGCCAGGATCTGCTGTAGTCCATTAGCCACCGCGCCAAACGCGTCAACCATCATGGAAGAGAAATTGCCAAGCTGCTGAGAGACGCTGGTAATGGCCTCTGAGGCCGACGCGCTGATCTGTCCAAAGATACCTGCGCCCTGATCCGCTGCAGCTTGACCTTGTGCGCCAAAGATCGACAATGCCGACGACGGATCAGCCGCAAGCGATTCCATCCGCTGCCGCTGCCCCTCGGCAAACATTGCCTGCAATGCTTGGTTGAGCCGCACCTGCTGATCATGCGTGGCTTGCGCCTCGGCCCGGATGCGCTCCTCAGCGGCCTGCACTCGCGCAACTCGATCCATCTCATAAGCTTCTTCTTGCGCTACTCGCTGCGACTGCAGATCAAGCAGCTTGCGATTGATGGCCGTGGCTTCCTGCTCGAGGTTGTCCAACTTGAGCTGTAGCACCGTGTCGCTGTAGGTGCCTTCTGTGTTTTGCGCAATGTCCAAGCGTACACGCAGGATATTTTCTTGAATGCGCCGCTGCGCATCGATGACACGCGCTTCTTCATCCACCATTGCAGCAACACGCAACCGCTCCTGCTCGTCTCGCAGTCGCTGCTCTTGCGTTTGAATGTTTTTTAGATACTGCTCATAAAAACGATTATCAGGCAGTAGCTCACTGGCAATGGGTTTTGCCGCGGTTCTGTTTGGTGCTGCTGCTTTCTCTCGTGCCTTACGTCGCTCTTCTGCTACTCGTGCACCCAGATCAACCGCTGCGCCAGTGCCTCGATCGACAGCTTCAAGACGTGCAATCGCGTCAGCCTCGATCTTGGCCTGCATTCGTTCTGCAGCTTCAGGATCAAAAGCTTCCACAAAGGCATCGCCAAGACTATCAAGCGAATTGATGAGGCCTGTCCCGATATCGTAAGCCAGCCCCTTAACCTTGATGCTCAAGATATCCAGCCGCTTACCAAACTCATCCGCCGCGGCAACATCCTCTCGAGACAGCTTTACTCCAAACTCGTCGGCCTTGTTGATCAGGTTGGCATAGCTGCCATCCATCTCCTTCATGATCTTAAGAAGCTGAATACCCTGTTTGCCGAATAGTTCAGTTGCGAGTGCTGTCTTCTGTGAGCCATCTTCCATGCTGGCCAGACGCTCAATAGTCTGTCGAAATGCTTCGTCTACAGATCCGGTCAGGTCAATACCAAGGGCGCGAAACGTCGCCGACATTTCCTCATTGCCCTCTTGAGCAGACTGCATCTGTTTTTGGAAAATCACCGTGGTTGAGGTCAGTGATTCAAACGACTGACCCACCAACGCAGCACCAGCGTTGAGACCCTGCAGCGTATCGATCTCGAGGTTGCTGACATCCGCCAGATCGTTGAGGGCTCCAGCATAGTTGGCCGTCGATAGCGCAGCTGCGGCCATCGCGGCACCTGCCGCTACTGCTCCACCGGCAATCGCGGCCATACCTGCCGCGCTGCCCGTCAAACTCGGAATCATCCCTGCCGCAGCGTCACCCACCAGCCCGAATTGACCCACAAACCCGGCAAGCTGGCCCCGCGCTGCATCGCCAAAGGTGTTATTGAGCTGCTGACCAGTCGCGCGGATGCGGTCACCCACTCGTGACAGTTGCGCGGACGTCTCCGCTGCCATTCCCTGGACGACGCCTTGGAATAGCTCGAGCTGCTGCCGAGCATCCATCGAGTTGACGTCGATCTTGAATAGCAGTCCTACTTGGTCACGGTCTAACGCCATCGAGTATTACCTGCCTCTCACCACCGTTACCCCACATTGCGGCCATCCGCTCATCTTCCCACTGCTGAAGCTTGACCGCCGCGCAGTTGTCAAAGTCGAACGCTACGCCAGCATCATCCAGCTGCAAGAGCTGGCTCGGCCTCGTCCCGAACTTGCTGGCCGTCATCGCTATCGCCAACAAAGCCTCCCCCTGGTCGCTTCTGACGAAACCGGCGCAGCTTTTCCGGCTGCACCTCCCCTGTCTCAGTCTTTACCGGGACGCCAGGAGATCCCGCTTGCACCCAGCCGGTCAGGAAACGAAAATCCTCCGCTTCCAGTTCTGAGAGTAGCAGCACGTCCGGGTCATCGGACTTGATTGCCACCTGTGGCTCTACGCACGAATAGACCACCGCCTCGGCCAAAAAGTTTAGCCCCTCGATCGTCTCCTCTGGCGAGAATTGCACGTTGGCATTACTGCCGCCCTGCTGCGCCTCGAGCATAGCTCGAAGGAACGATTGCGGGATACGTCCAGCCGCCATCCACAGATCAAGCGGTGGACGCCTCATCGTAAACACTGCGCCAGACGGTAGAGTGATCTGTCCGGTCAACTCTACTGTCTGGCGTTTCTGTCTGTACTCACTTGCTCTCATTGTAGCCTCTCAATGATTGCTGTTAGTTTGCCGCGCCCTGATGCCAGAAGTTGGCGATCTGGTCGCCTGTAGCGCGAGTCGTAATAGCCAGCCCGTTGAACTCAAATGGCGCTCTGGACTGATCCTTACGCGTCACGGTGAAGTTGAATCCAGCTCGGTTGAAAGTCTTATAGAGCTGGACCACCCACCACTGGCTACTGCCGCTGATGTCCTGACCAATCAACGCGACAGAGAACGTGCTGATGGTCGAGAGTCCACCAATAGTAAGCTCTTCGTAACCAGTCGACGTGTTGGTGTTGACGTTTTTTGTGCCGCCTACGGTCATCTTCTCGAGCAGTGACCAGTTGAACACCTGCAGGAACTCACCCTTCAAGGTCGCCCGTTCGGTGATGATTCGCGAGAGGTGCGGGGCGGTCAGCTCGTCGCTGCTGAAGTCTTGGATCTCCGGCACATACTCGAACGTTGTGCCGCCCACCGTCATTCCAAGATGGATGGCATTGGGATTTGCTGTATCATCCGGAGTGCCGTCAGTATGAAGTGTCATCCGCGAGCTTGCAGCCGGAACAGCCACATTTAGCCATACGTCAGCAGGCCCCAGGATGATCTCATTTGCATCGTAATTCTTTGCCGTTCCGGCCATTGGTTATTTCTCCTTCTTCGTTGAGGTTGCCTTGATCAGATCCAGAAATGGAGTTGGATCAAGAGAGGGTCGATAATCTTTCTTCTCTTTGCGCGGGTCGAAGTAACCCAACTCTCGCGCGATTGTGCAATAAGTTTCCTCACCAAGTGCTTCGTGAGTCCACGGCAACGGGGGAAGATTCATTGTCATAGCTTTTTCACGTGCTGTCATTGTTATCTCTCCAACATTTGTACCGCCAGAATTATCCGTGAATCCAGACGGTAAATTGTGTCATTCTGCCGAAGTATCCCAAACTGATGCTCCGTCACCTCCCACACTGGCTCTGTCACCGTCGAGGTAGTGACACCGCCCAGCAGGTCAGCCACGGTCATCGTGCGCAACACTCGGTCAACTGCAAGCGTATATTTTAAGATGGTCCGCTGAAGCGTGTAAGCGTCGACGCCATCCACCGCGATGTCGATGTAGAACTCAATCCGGCCCCGGATATGCGAATCATCATCTGACTGCTCGAGCTGCTCGTTTGACGTCGAGACAAACAGAGCGGGGAAGTTCAAGACGATGGGCGTCGGCGTCCGGAAGTCCGTAAAATCACGCAAGGTTGCGTCAATTTCCGCAATAGCTGTGGCTGTCGACGCCTCAATGAATGCCTGGATGTTGTCCAGTATCCGAAGGCCAAACTCTGCTTGATATCTGGTCGTTGTGTATGCCATTACTCAGCCCCCGGTGTCAGCCTGGCGCGTGATTGCGTCTGGAAACCCGCATCTCTGGCCCCACGCTCCGCAAAGCGATAGAGCCGGGAGACAATGCGGTCTATGTCGCGCTGCGTAGGCTGCAGGATCGGCCGTGCTGCCATTCTCGAGGTGCCCCGCTGGTGAAACCTCGCATAAGGCACCGCCGATCCAATGGTGAGCGATTCTGGCAAAGCATCGTACACTTGATCGCCGCCTTTCTGGCCAGCAAGCGAGAAGGACCGCCGGAGCCGCTCAGTCCTGACCAAGATTGGCTTGCCTGGATACCGTTTCGCCTTCCATTTGCCATATCGCTCTGATAGTGGCTGCCACGCTGCTCCGCCTCTGGCTCCCTGCGCGTCAAACTCCTCGAGGGTCGCCCGGAGAAAGTACATATGGATCTCTGGCCACGCCTCGCGAAAGTCACGCACAGTCTCATTGAGCGACTGAAACGCCCGTCGTGACTGCTCCACGCCATCAATGGTTACAGAGAAGTTCATGCGAACATCGCCCTTCCTGCCTTGTAGCCATCCGCGATCATCTGCGCCCTCGGTGGTAGCGGCTGGTTGATGACGGCAATCCCATCGATAGCCACCGCTCGAGCAAACCCTTGATCTTTGCTGCGCCAGATATTGGCCACCGTCTCGAGGACGGCCTCTTGCACCTCTTCCGGCGTCTTGTCCCAGCCCCACTTGGCCGTCACGCCGACGCGAATTCCAGCAGGCCAACCGACATAATCAACCTGGTTGGAGAACTCCGCGAAGAAGTAATCGCGCCGCTCGTTCAACGCCGCAAAGCTGCTGTAATCGTCGCCATATCGCCGCGACAAGAAGAACTCACCCGGCGTGTTCTGCTGGCTGTTCTTGTAGGGATTGACCTCCACCCAGTTCAGCACCGCAAAGCCGGTGGGCATCGTGACGGTCGGCGTCGGAGTCGAGAGGTACGGATCCACCTTGAGGTAATCCGTACCGTTGCCCCAGTAATAACGGATGCTGGCCGTCTGACCCGCCTGACCCTGCGCGAAATAACCATCCGGCAGTGAGCAGGCCGCGTCGAAAATCCTTGCCGCACGGGTCATGATCCGGATCAACAGATCCTCGTCAGCGTCCTGCGACTGGTAGACGTACGCCCTGACCTGATCGAGCGTCACATAATCACTTGCGGCCACGTTGCCCCCTTGTCACTGCTGGTGTTACCGGATAAGCAATGCGCTTGTTCCACTTGCCAGCAAAGCCTTGCTCTTCACCTTCGTACAACTCAGCAATGCCGCGCTCGATGAGCAGCTGGGCCACGCCTGGCGGTGGGTTGATCACGTCGCCAGGATTGGCAAGGCCCCAGGGTTTTAGGAGTTTAATTTTCATCGATCCTACACTCCTTCGGCTTGCCGTTCTCCGCCCAGTCATTCAAGTACTGGTGCTTAATCTGCCAGTCGTTGGTTGGCCAGGTTGAGACGACCTGAAGGTGACCCAGCTTAATGTGATTGGCCTGGTAGATTGTTTTGTTATGCTCGCGCCACTTCTTCCAGAAGTAGATGTCAGCGTCGATCTTGTCATCATCCCAATCGCCACTTGGCCCAGGTTGCGACCAGAGCCACGGCTTGGGGATGTCCTGCAATGCACGCAACTTGATCAACGTCATTCCGAAATGGCCCGTTTCAATAGGCGTCAGATCCGGCTCGAACTCGTCAAGCGTGGCCGATCGCTTGAGCTGCCCGAAAGCATCTTTCATTGTGAACAAGAACTGCTCATTGTTGCGCCGCACCTGGACCGGGACGATAGCATCCGCGTCGGGATACTGCGCCGCCAGGGTCAGCAGCTCGCGCACATCGTCAACCGTGAAGAGCGTGTCATAGTCAAGAGCAATGGCCCATTCGATGTTCTGCTCGATCAACACGTTGAGCGATCGCTGAATGCCTTGCTCCCAAAAAGCCCCGCCGAACTTATAGAGCGGAATATTGAACTCGTGTGATCTGAGAGCCTGCCACGCGCAACCCCAGTGATCATTCCAGCCCAGCCGAGGAACACTCATCACCGCTGCTACTCGTGCTTTGACCTCGATCCGCCCATCGAGCTGCTGCATATTTGCAGGCTTCACGCCTTGCAGATTCAAGCTGATCGGCAAGGCCGCGCAGTCCTGAATCTCTGATTCCCACGTCGTCACATCTGTTAGGCCAACATAGCGCAGCATGTCGCGCAGCTTGGCTTCTGTATAGACGCTCTTGTGGTAATCGCTGTCATCCGTCTGGCCGCCCATCAGCCAGCCTTCGACCGGTGCCGATGGGTCACTCACTCGCGCTACAATCTTCTGCAAATCCGGAACGGCAATCCGCAGACGTCCGCCAGGTTTGAGAACGCGCATCCATTCTTTGAGAACGTCGACCGCCTCACGGTGGCCGAAATGCTCGAGGATATGAGACGCCCTCACCTCATCAACGGAGCCGTCAGCGTAGGCAGGAAGCGGGAAAACCTCCTGCCCAGTCTGACGGTCGAGAGTTGTGAAACCCGGAATCTTTTGCAAGCCTCCACCCAGGTTCAGTTTCAAGTTAGACCTCCTTGACGACGTTGCTGCCGTACTCGGATGTACCCGATGGAGCCTCATCGAGCTTGTCGAGGAAGCCGACGGCAGCAACGGGGATGTTGCTATTGGTCGAACCAGCCGGGACGGTCAGCTCAACCCGCATGTACCGCTTACGGTTGCCGTTGCTACGATCAGCGAAGAACCGCACCGACTGCGAAGCGGCCACCGCCGCCGCACCAGTCGAGAGTGCGGTGATTTCGCTGAAGTTGGTGACAACGGTGTCATCGCTCTCAAAGATCTTGATGGAGCTTGGCGCAGTGCCAGCCCCGGCCATAGCGCCGAGGGTAACAAGGATCTCAGCGGACCCCGCGTCAAGGCAATCGAAGTTGGCCGTAGCCGTTGCCCCGTGAGTCACGGTAGCAGGCACCAGCAGGACAGTTGATTTAATGTTTTTCTGGTTGTTCATTCTGGATCACCTCCTTAGCTGGCAGCCGTGATGAGTCCGACGATCGGCCCGGCAGCAGTCGTGTTGCCGACGTCGTGAACGTTGATGTCAAATCGCTCCGTGCCGCGAATGGCAAGCTGGTCCTCAGCGAACTTGTACTCGCTCGAGAGAGCCAGCGAGAGCAGTCGACGATCGCCGAACGTGGAGCCGAGCCGGAAGTTGCCCAACAACGCGCAGATCTGGCTATTGGCTTCCGTGGTCGGCATCACCTGCGACAGAACGACAGGATAGCCAAGGAATCGTGGCACGCCACCATTGGCAATATCCACCACCGTGTTGCCACCCGCCGCGGTCTGCAGCTTGTGGGCCACCGTGTCGAAGAAGGTCGCGCTCATGATCCACACGGCACCATTGCGAGCGTAGAGCGGGAGCTTGCCAAGGACGCCGTGGAAGTCGCTTAGCACGATCTCCGAGTAGGCGTTACCGGTGGCAACCTGCAGGCCCTTGATGTTGCCAATAGTCGCGTCAACCGCGCGGAGTTTCGAGCGGACACCAGTGATCCCGCCGTAGGTGCTGGTTCCATCGCCGTTGAAGTAGCACTCGTCTTCCTTCTGGCTGAACGCGTAAGCGATCTCACCGGCAAGGTCATCGCCGATGCTGATCATGGCGTCCTCGTTGAGTTCGCTTGACCACAGGGTCAGGGCAGCCAGCTTTTTGGCAACCAAGTTGATCTGATCCCAAGTCTTGTCGCTGTTGGTGATCGTGGCAGCCTCACCGACGAAGTAGGCCGTCAGACCACCCACACGGCGTGGAATCGTGAGCGTATCGGAGGACATCGGGACAACTCGCGCCACCTGACGGGCCACGCCGTAGGTCTCGCGCAGATCGATGATATCGGTGCTGAACTCCGGTGGGACCAGGTATCCGCCGAGGTAGTTGGTGCCCTCTGACAGAGCCTTGGTCTGGATGCCGTTCTGATCGCACCACTGCTTGCTGGCCGGATCTCCGACAACGGCTCCCTTGAACCACTTGCCGAACCGATAAGCACGCTCATCAGCATTGCGACCGGCAACCGTGCCCTTAAAGTTCTTGACCTTGCTCACCCGCGAAAACTCGATGGTCGGCGCGGGGATGGTGTTGTCCGCCTTGGTCGAAGGCGTGCCACTGTGACTATACGTGATCGCGTTTGACTTCATTGCCTCGATCTCCTCGAGCTGCTTGATCTCCACATCGAGAGCGGCGATCTGCTCGTTACGTCCCTTGATCTCCACCAGCATTTCCGCGGGAATCGTCGAGACGTCCTGATGCTTTTCAAATACCGCTTTCTGCTCACTCTTGAGCTTGTCAGCGGCCAAAATCTTCTCCTGAAGTTTGGTCATATATCCATCTCCTAAGCTAACTGCAATTTGAGAAATTCCAAGTAGAGCCGCTTGGCTTCGTCCTCTGGCTTTGGCTTGCCATCTGGCTCACATCCCATTTCGTCTGCCATTTTGCGCAGCCTGCCACACGCCTTCTCGAGATCGTCGGCCATTGCCGCGCACATCTCGCCGTGCGTAGGATTTGCTTTGCGTCCCTGTGATTTGCGAAGATCAGAGATCTCTCTGATTCGCGTCTCCAATCCCTCAACCGCAGTCAGCACGGCTCGGGAATGATCGTCAAATGACAAGCCAGTAAGCGACTTGGCATCTGTGATGATTGCTTTGTCGTTCGCCGGTACGGTAACCGGCGAATACTCGTATAATTTGAGCTTTTTCAGCAAGTACACCTTGTCGAGGCCCATTTCGTCATAATCAGCCATGGCTTTCATCTGCATCTCGAGGGGCACGCCATAACTAGCCATCTTCGTGGCCATGCCTGCTTTATCGGTTACCTCATACTCTTGCACCTGATAACCAATCGACAGCCGCTTGACCACGCCATCACGAATAAGGGTCATGGCGTCCATGCCCTTCTGGGTGCGGCTGATCCTCGAGCGGGTCATCAGTCCATAGCCGTCTTCTTTGGCCTCGACCGGTACGCCGATAGGGGTCATCCAGTCGTGTTGCCAGCAGACAACGCCATCGCCCAGAAATCGCGGCAGATCACCAGCGAACGCGCCCGGAAGGATCATGTCACCTGACTTATCAATGTTGAGAATGGCCGCGGCATAGCCGGTAAACTCGCCCGCATACTGGCCATTGTCTATCATCTCCGCCGCTTTCACTTCAAAGTTCAGCGTCTTGTGTTGAATGCTATCAAACCGCTTTTCCATTATTCGCCCTCATCCAATTTGTCCATTCGCGCAACCTTTGCCTTGCTCCACGTGAAGCCCGGATCTCCGCCCCACAATGCCCACGCAATGCGCCCCGCTGACGGGTAGCCATCCTCACCCGGGGAGAAGCCTTGTCCTTGCTTGTCGACTTCGTGACGGCTGAAGAATGAATACATCCTGCGCACTGTACGCGGGGAAAGCTCCTTGCCGTTGCTGATGTCTCTGGCCCTTGCTACGCCCACCGCAGTTCCGCCACGGTTGAACTCTTTGCGCCAAGCCAAGCCACGCTCCGCTTCCGCCTTCATTCCTGCTGTGGGTTTCAGGTCGATCTCCACGCCACGATAGAGGGCCTTAAACTCGGTCGCTACTACGGGGATGTGTACGCATCGACACTGCGCCCCGCCAGCGCAATCCGGATTAGGGACGGCTGGGATCTCACCCAGCTGGCCGCCAATGCCGTCAGCATCGCCGCACGGCTGGCAGGTGTTGTTGTCGAGGACCGCGCTATAGACCAGATACTCGATGCTGTCGGCTTTCTCTTCGATCTCGGCATCACGTCCCTGAGATAGTGCCCAGTTGGTAGCCTCGCTTGCTGATCGCGTGATGTAGGCCGTTGATCCCGTGGCCATCGTCTCACGCACGGTCGAGGCAACGGGCCGGTCCAACAAAGCGGCAGAAATCGCCGCGCCCGTGCCTCGAGCCTGGACATCGTTGGCGATCCTCGAGACGATCGCTCCCGCCATCGTGCGAAAGATGTTCTGATCAGGGCGTGCTGACTGGTCACCAATATCAGTCACGCCCTGATTCCGGATCTCCTCAATTATCAATGACGCTCCACGGAGGAACAGAGCGGAGAGGAGCCCGAAGACCAAAGTCCTGTCACGGTCAGACGGTGAGACCGTCGCCGCGTAATACTCTGCAGGATCGAGATCAACAAGCGTGTCGATGATCTCGTCCAGGTACTTGCCACGCAGGGCCAGCAGTGCGCCTTCCATCGAAACCTTGCCCTGCTGATACGCGTCGTCAAGCTGCTTGAGCATCCTGGCCTCAAGCTCAGTCGGCTGGCGTCGAAGCGTAATGCCGTTCCAGTCGATACCCTTCAATGAGATGTGAGGATGCATGGCCTTTGCAGGGTTGCCCCCGGCATCCTCACTCACCGGTCCAGGCGGTAGCGTGCCTTGCGGTGAAACTGGCGGCTCTGGCGTCGTGAGAGCCATATCCGGCGTGATCGGCTTGAGGTTGGCTGGCATCACATAGTAGTCACCAGCGTCCACGGGATCATAACCAAACTGCTCGCGGCATTCGTTGAGAGTCGTCACTCCGCTGGTGAATGCGGCAATGGCCCGCGCTTCTTTCTCGCCTTGGTTCTCTTGAAGTGCGCGGATCTCTGAAGTATCGAACTCACACTCAACAGCGGTGATATCGCGCTCGAAGTCGATCAACAATTGCCGAGTGATAACGCGCTGGAATGTCTCCCAAGTGGGGATCAGACACTCCTCGAAGGCTGACTTCTTCAGGTTGGCCAGGTTGTTATATGTCGACGAATCAAGCCCAGCTGACAGCCCCGCCACGATCGCGGGGATACCCAGTGCGCCAGATATGCGCGACTCGGCAAGGTTGGTGATGCTGGCAAAGTCCATCTGCTTAGGGTCATAACCCATCGGCTGAATGCTGGCCTGGAAGTCGAGGATCAACGGTTCGCCGCGATTGTCTCCGCCGAACTTCCTTTTCCAAGTTTGCTTGATCTGCTCAGCCTTCTCGAAGGTCATCCCGATGGACTCGGTGGGACTCACCACCACGCCAGGAATTGCCATATTGCGACAGAGAGCCGCAACCCAGAGCGACACCTCGGTGTCCGTGAAAACTTGCAGCAGAGCGGCTTTGAGCGGGGCCAGACCGTATCGGGGATTCGCGGGGTTTAGCCCATTGCGAAAGTGGACGACGTTCTCCACGGGGATGCGCTCAATGGTGCCATTGATGCGCCGCTCGTAGTAGTCGATGAATGCCGATCCGTTGTCCGGCCAGTGTGGTTTGATGCTCCAGTGCGGTTCATACCAGATCGAGGTGGGCACCCCAAAACCTCGAGCATTGCGCTCCTTGATCCAGTATGCATTGCCATCAAGATGGTAGCTGAGAAGGGTAGCCGCCCATAACGACTGCGTATCATATCCCACGTTGGGATTCTCGAGCAGTCGCTCCAAAGGATGGCCGTCAATCGTCTCGTCACCTTCGGCCCCCTCGCGGTATACCTCGAACTCCGCCTGGATAAAATTGCGTTGAATCCAGGCCAGTGTGTTGATGACCGCTGAGTTTGCGATGGGGTCGGTGTTCTCGTATGGGAAGGTACGGGGAGCCATCGACAAGAACGAGCCGCCTCGATGCGTCATATTCGACGGGTAACGAAAGGCGGTGGATGCGGCTTTAATTCTGTCTAGTATGCCCATACAAGTTTACCCTTACACAGATCACAGAAAAAACTTTTGTGATGCGCTATCAAGTGCGTGTTGAATTCGCGCTTTTGCAATCTCAATATATTCCGCGTTTTGCTCGATGCCGATAAAGTCGAAGCCCTCGAGCGTCGCCCCTTTGCCGGTGCTACCTGACCCCATAAACGGGTCAAGCACAATGCCCCGCGGAGGCGTGACAAGGCGGCAAAGATAGCGCATCAGGTCGGTCGGCTTGACAGTGGGGTGAAAGTTCCCGGTGCGCTCACGGTGGTCATGGTCTGGGAACTTTCCCGTCTCGTCTGGTGACCCGGGACGGGCGCCCTGACGGCGAGCTGAAGCGCGAAGATCCAGGCCCTCATCCCTGTCGCGCTTGCTGGCTTTAGCTGTGTAGAAGAACCGTGCGGCGGAGCCGGAGCTTGGTGGCTGCCCGTCTGTCGTCACCCGCGCATAGTTCTTGCCGCTCATACAAGTATTCGGTAGCTCGGAGCGCACGCCGTTCCCGCCTCCACTTGTCGTCATCGGAAACAACCCTACCACCTCATCGCTGCCGTCGTGGATGAAGTTGGCTGGCCAGCGGCCTGCGGGATGGTCTTCAAATGTGACTTGTCTTCCGACTTTTGCCCTGCCAAGTTGATATACAGGTGGCGAAGTATTACGCGTGTAGGGCTTGAGACCAGAAGCACCACCGCCCTGTACCCTGCACCCGTCCACATTTATCGCGCCCGTACCATACTGCTGCACATTGGCCGCTACCGTGCCGACAAGCGGCTTCCGTGCCACTATGATAGGCTCGTATGCGGGTTTGAGCGCAGTGCCCCAGCCTTGCCAGTCGCCGGTAAGATTGTGACTTTTTGGAAATCCCGACCCATACACCCACATAATACAGTCGCGAACCTCCCATCCAGCGTCTTCGATAGCACACGCCAGCCGGTGGTATGTGCGAGAGCCACCAAAGGCCAGCAGATGCGCCCCCGGCTTGGCTACCCGCAACGCTTCGCGCCAGAACGCCTCCCCCGGTACGCCGTGATCCCAATCCTTGCCCATAAACGACAAGCCATAAGGCGGATCAGTAACGATGGCGTCAACGCTCTCCGCCGGAAGCGTCGCCATCTCCTGCAAGCAATCTCCGTGTATTAGCCTCATATATGTTCTTTGTTTACGATGACAAATTCATACTCGATCGGCCAGCTTTCAATCTCACGCTCAAGCTCGGCAATTCGCTGATCGCGCTGGGCGATCTGCGCTTCGAGGTAGTCAATCGCCATCCAGGGGTTGAGCTTCTTCATCAGCTTGTAACGCTTCTCAACTTCTTCTTCGATGCTGGCCATAATCACCCATCATCTTCGTGGCATCACGAAATTGATCAATACGCCGTCCCCAGGTTGCCCCGCTGAACACATTCCCACGCAATTGCTCGAGCAATCACCGTGTCATCGTGGCCGCCATCCGGCGCAGAGTAGCTGACCCGGCCCGTTGTGCTATTGATGCGGCTCTCGTATGACAGCAGCTCGACGCGCCCCACGGGATCGGGCAGGAACCGGCACTCTTCCCGCTCGAGGGCCAGAGCAAGCGACTGGATCAACGGTGGCTTGGTGCTGCCCGTCGTCTCAAAGCCCCTGACCGACATCCCTTCACGCTGAAGTGCTTCGAGGTTAGGCGATCCGATGCTGTTGGTTTCCACCATCACGCTCTGCACTCCCCACCGCTCAACAATGGCTTTCAACCTGGCCCTCTGGAAAGCCCACTCGATCTTGTTGAAGCGGTCAAGCTCGACCTCCTGCCGGCACGTCGCGCAGATCACTGAGATCACAGTAAAGTCGTGCTTCTGCCCCCAGTCGACGCCAGCAAAGAGTCGATGCCCCATCCCTTCCGTTCGATGCTGGCCGCTATCAGCTTTTAGGCAAGCATCGATGTTCCTGAATACCGCGCCGGAGTTTTGCAAGAACTCCGCCAGATACTCTTGCCGGAAGATTTGCTCTGGTAACTCGCGTCTTGCTGCTTCAATCTCCGCTGGATCTATGTATGGATTTTCGCTGGTTGGCTTTTGCCATGCCTTCCAGTCGGATTGCTGATCGTCAACGCCACGGCTGAAGCAATCAAAGAAAAAGTCCACGCCTTTTGGAGTCGAGAGCATGAATGCATCGCTGCCCACATAATCGGTCATCGTGGGGCGAATCGCAGCTTGCCAAGAATCATAGAGATTGGGCACCATTGCGGCCTCGTCGACAATCACCCGCGCATATTTGCGACCACGAACGCTGTCAGCCGCATCAAGCGACCAGCAATCAATCACGCCACCGGTGATCAGCTCGACACGATGTTCCTGCCTTGCAACTCGTGTTTGTAGCGGCTTGGTTGTCTGCACGATCTCTTTCCAGACTTCAGCAAGCATTTTATAGGTGGGACTGAACCAGCTAACCGGATAACCATCAAGCACCTTGTCGATTATCAGGTCAATGCCCAGCATCGTCTTGCCAAACCGACGCCCACAAGCAAGCACATTGAACCGCCGCGCCTCGTCGATGATCTGCTGTTGCGCAGGGTGAAGAGAGGGAAGTATCACCTCGATGGTCTTACTTGCGGCGGTCTTCACGTCTGATCACAACCTCCACGCTCCCCGAATGACTCTGATCAGCTCGCTCGATATATCCACGCTCCTGGCCGATGGTCTTCAAGGTAAAGCATACCGCCCAGCCCTGCTTTTCACGTACGGCAGACAGCAAGGCATTCTCCGCCTCGTCCAGCATCGTCTGGCGTGAGTCGTCGAGGATCTGCTTCAGCTCGGGATTGGCGTTGACGTGCTGATG